CGCTACGACCGGCATCGCCCTTGATGCTCACCGGAACCGAGCGCCCATCCGGCAAAGGAATGATGGCTTCGTTTCGATGGAACATCGCCAACCCATTTTTGTTCGCAATGCCACCGGTCACGAAACTCTGCAATTCTAGGGGCCCGTGCGGCGTCATGATGCCGCCTTTCGCGAAGCCGAAGATCGATAGAACCTTATCGATGAATCCTCCACCACCTCCGCCTGATCCTTCCAGTATGCCGCCGACTGCGCCAAGCAATGGCTCTGTGATTCCTTTGCGCACCGAGAGCCGGAGAATGTCCTGGAAAACCGCATCCGCAACGTCTCCCAGATCGCGCAACTCGACTATGGCATCCTCGATCGCGCTCGAGAAGGTAAGTCCTAGTTGCTGGCCAATGTCGCTGGTCTTCTTGCCGATCTTGTCAATTTCCTTCTGAATTGCATCGCTCGCTCTTGCGGCCTCCTCGATGCTCAATCCTCCTTCGACGCCTTCCAGCGCAGCGATTTCCTCGAGCTGCTGCTTATATCGTCTGGCAGGATCGGCGATCTGCCGATAGGCTTCGGCGGTCTGCTCTAGTTCTTTACGCTCGGCTTCGCTTGCAAGCCGTTGCCTTTCGGTTTCCTCCCGGAAATCTTCCGCGAAATCGGAACGTCTCTGCAGATTCTCTAGCTGCGCTTCGAATAGATTCTGTTCTGCGTCTTGCTCTTCTTCGAATAGCCTTCTGCTTTCCCTGCGCTGTTCCGTTTCCGCTATCAATCCGCGCACCTTGGCATCCTGGGCCGGGGTCAGCTTGAAGCGCTTGGCCTCAATATCCGCCAAGATGCGCTGCTCGATGCTAAGATTCTGGATAGCCTGCTGTTCGCGGTTGAGCTGTTCTATGATCGCAGTGAAATCATCTCGCTTGGTCTTCTTATCCTCCTCTCGGACCTGTCTCTCTGGAGCTATCGTCGTGCGCCGGCCGGTCGGCAATTGAGCTGTCGCCGCGCGCAATGCTTCGGCCTGCTCTTTCGTGAACTCGCCGAGCTTGCCGGCTCCCTGTGGCAAACCGGCTTGAAATAGGAGAGAATTGCGGGCCTTCTTATCGAATTCTATGATCGCTTCTTCGGCTGCTTTGAATCCTAAGGCAAATGCATTGAGTGTCTGTGTTACTGGAGCCGAAACGGTATTCGTTTTGCCGAAAGCCTCCAGCAGATCATTCCAGGCTTTTGTGGCGTTCGTCGTCGCACCGACTAGCCCAGTGTTCATTTCCTGCGCGAGCCCGCCGAAGCGCCCCTCGACGGCCTGCAGCAGTATCTCTTGCGCTTTGTATAGCTGATTGCTTTCGACCAGATTCTCTAGCTGTTCCTGAGAAACTCCTTGCAAATCGCCGACGACCCTGCGCAGTTGGGTGAAGCCACGTACCGGATCATTGACGGCCTTGCCGAGAAGCAAGACGGCCTGTTGCAGATCTCCACCGAGCAAGCCACTCAAATCCGCAGCGAGCGATAATGTGCGCTGGAATGCATCACCGGCCACATTCTTGAACGTGGCGAGTACCGATACGGAATTCCGCAATGCCTCATCGTCAAACAGGGTTTTGCCGGCAAGGTCATCGATCAATCCTTCCAGTTCATCACGAGTAAGCCCGACGGCATTTTGAGTCGCACGGAGCACCGCCGTCAATCTGGCTTCAGATTGCTCGGCTTCGATCACTGCTCGTGTTACATCCCTCGCCAGGCTTACAATGCCGCCCACGCCTACTAGGCCAGCGATCCCGCCGAAAGCTGACTTGATGAGACCGGCAGACCGCGTCAGGCCGCGCAGGCTCGTCTCTACAGAAGCGAATGCCGCCTTGGTCTCGTCTACGGCTCTGATTCTTACGACTGCATTTGCATCAGCCATTACTGCATCCTTCTGAGTGCGACCCTGGCCGTGCGTTCGAGCTCGATCGGGAATCTCGTCCTAACGATCACTTCCAGGCTTTGCAAGACGATCGCATCCTTAAAGACGGCCGGGACTCCAGGTGCAATGATTCGCGCGATCGGGAGCCTGCCGCCGCTTTGGTAGGCCAAATCGGAGAATTGCTGCGGCTTGGAATTCGCCGCACGAATAAAGATCTGTTTTCCGCCTTTTGGCTTGAAGGTATGCGGCAATAGATACTGCTTTCCTGCAATCGTCACGACCATTCCTATCTTGGTCTTCTTATGATTGTAGCGGGATGCCGAGATTGCATCCGGACCTCGAGCCTGCAGCGTAGCAGTCAAAGTCAAGCGTTGCGCCGTCGTGAATTTCAAGCTCTTGAGGACGACACGGCTGGTGAATGGCCGACCCATGCGCTTGGCGATCTCCCTGCTTGCCGCCGTCCGCGTCGTCCTGATAGTCCGATTCAATGCCGGGACAATCGCCTTATCCGGAAACTCTCCGACGGTCGCGCGCACTGCTGCGATAGCATCGCGCACATCCACGTCAGCGGAAAGTTTCATAGGCTAGTCCGCGGTAGCAATCCAGAAATCACGATCAATCTTTCCTGAACGGATAACGGGTCCGGAAGATCAAAGAGAATCGTTGCCATCGGCATCAATTCCGGACGCCATCCACCCATCCATTGCCATACCTCTATGGCCAGCCAATTCTCCGCGGTCAATGCTGGGCAGGAGACCGCATCGCCGAGGAGGCCGCTAAGCCTTTGCGCTTCCTCTCTGGAACGCTCCCAGGCGAAGCGCTGTCGGAGTTTTTTTCGTCGTCCTCCAGCTTGCTATCCTTGACTTTTCTTCTCGTGATGATTTCCACGCTCAAAGCATCCGAGATCTCGGGATGCATGGAGAACAGGATTCTCACGAATTCCGGAGTGCAAGGCACGCTTTCCTCTCCGTGCTTATCGTCCTTGGAAATGTGCTTTACCAGCACATTCCATCCAGTCACCGAGCCTACTGCGAGATCGAATCTCCACAGCTCCGCTCCGACCGCTCCGCGCTCACCGTTACGCACGGCGATGATGCGCTCGTCGATCGGAGTCGGCAACACGCACGTGAATTTCAAATCGTCGAAAGCGAATTCGAACTCCCTTGCGGCCTGAAGGCGTTTCTTGAACGCCTCTAGATCGAGCTCATTGCCATTAACTTGCATAGGAAGACGGAATCGGCGAGGACAGAACGCAAGTCAGCACGTGTGTGATAGCTTGTCCGGTATTCAACTGAGGAAAGCGACTCATCTTCCAGTATGCATTGCTATAGACCTTGCGGCCACCTGGCGTGATGATCCGAATGGCTGCCTGCGCATTGGCATCCGAAGCCGCCAGAACGGTCGCCCACCAGCTCAATGAAGAATCATATTGAATCGTGAAGTTGAGCGTCGGCGCATTCTCCAATCCTGGAATTTGCTTGCGGACTCTATTCCCGAGATTGGTAATGTCCACGAATTCGACGCCCGGGTTATCGGCGGTTAACTGCTGCACCTGGGTGATCGTCGCCCAGGTACTGATCTCTCGCGCGCTGCCGGCACCTTCGCCTGCCGGAAATCTCGTTGTGCTAGTCGTATCGAAACCCTCGAATGTAATGTCGTTCGTAGCTACGGTTTTGACTCGCACGATCGCGCCATTCAACAATTCCCATCCCGAAGTAACCTCCAGGATATCTCCGACAATGATTCCGTGCGATACTTCAAAAGCTGCAACTGCTTCTGCAGCATTGGAAATCGTCGAAAAGGTTTTCGAGCCTGCATAAGTGGCCGCGATTGCGATCTGCGAGCCCTGGGATAGTTCGACAGACATATGAGTTACTCCTTGTGAAACAGGGTTGCAAAATCACGCAAATGCATCTGGCGCACCTGATAGCGTGAAGTAATCGAACAGGAATGTCATGTCCGCTCTCGTCATGGGCTCCTCTCCTTCCGAATCCCGTTCCGGTTCCGACATTCCCAAATAGAGCGGAATCAGGGTTCGACCGGATATGGAGAGTCCAGCAGCGAGTAAGGTTTCTACTTCCATGCGCATTTGGTTAAGTGTCTGATCTACGCTTTGCACTGGCCAATGCGTATGCTTACATGCGAGCAAACGGATACGAATTTGCTGCAACTTTCTGAGGATCGATGGCGCATCAAGACTTGTTATTTCTACATCTTCTTGACCCATATAAAACAACAAGGCCGGCAAATCGACATTCTCCACGGCTTTATTTTCTGGCCTATCCCGGAAGACGTTATTGCCAGTCGTCGGCAGCGTAATCAGCGCGACATTGAGAGTGGACATGATCTGCTCGGCTATATGGTCAGACAACGTTCTTCTCCAGACGCAAGGTCACTACTCCATGTCCGTCGGATTCGATTCCCTCGATGCTGTAAGCTTGACCAGAGACCGTAATCAATTGTTGAATCTGTCTGCTTATCATTAATCCTGGCATACTGGATTCCATCGCGATAATACGCGGCTGTCTGCTCGATACTCCGAGCACGTCGAAATAGGCATTATCGAAGATCACGCGAATAGGTTCGCTGGAGCCGGACCAGATCGCTTCGACAGTGCCGGCCGTCGTATCGCTGAAATAATGCGTTAAGGATTCGATCATGCGACTTCCAGTGCAGGCGCGTTCAGATATTCGACGATCGTATCCGCTACGTCCGCTCCGGCTACCACGGCCTGACAAATGGCAGTCAATGTCTGCTTATCCTGTACGCAGTGTTCCATCGTTCTATGAATCCGATGGCATGGATAACATGGTATTGCGGTTGGAGCTATCGCGATCGTATTGTTCCAATGCTTCGTCAAATTGTCCTCAGACGAATGCGAAAGGAGGACTATCTTCAGGAGATCTTCGAATGCAACCGCATTGACGATCGCGGATTCGGTTCCGACGACTACGTCCGCATGTAATGCGAAGGTCAATGCCTTGCGAATATCCCACTCCATACCGACGATACGGCCATGCTTTCCGGGAGAAAACTCCCGTCCCCTCAGATCTCCGAGGACGACAGAATGAATCCCGTTCTGGTCCAATACATCTATGCAGTCCTGGACATGCGGCCAGAATTTGCTGATGGTCGATCCGGATGGCGCTATCACGACGACTTGACCGTCAAGCTTCGCGCGTTCGCGCTTCGCGAATGCGATCTCATCCGCAGTCGGATAGAACTTCTGATGAAATTCCATCGGCAGATTCGCGGCAAGATGGAGCGCTTCCAGATAGTTGCTCCGTCCAAACATGGCTTGACGCTGATGCAATGGTCTCCAGAAATCCACCTCGTTCGATGCTGGCAATAACCGCGTCTCCACGATTCCGCAGAGATTCAGCCAATAGTCATATTTCGGCTCTTCATAGCAGAAATAGGCCAACAGGCCAGCGCCATCATAAACATCCGGGATCACGATGATTCGGTCTATATGCGGATCATGACCGAGCACCACCTCTCCGGCTTCCTGAGTATAGACCGTTACGTGATAGCCCTGAGCTTTGAGATGCCAGATCACCGAGGAGGACCAGAGCGCGTCACCTAGAGCTCCCATGCGGACGATGCCGGCCGTTTTTTCCGGCTTTGGAGTCTTCCACGATTGCAGACGTTGACCGTCTGTGCGACGGCGATAGACCTGCAGGAATGAATACTCGAAACCGCCACTCCTCTTTTCATTGCGTTCCAGATCCCATCCGCCAGGAGCTTTACGGAGAGCATCCATGATTTCCTGCCGATCGAAATCATGCTTATGATCCGGATTCGCGCCAGGCTCACCGATATGCGGATACAGCTCGCGATCCGGGAGATAGAGAATCAGCGTTCCGCCGGGCTTCACCAATCTCCACCATTCGAGCAGGGCAGCCTTGTAATCTTCGATATGCTCGAGCGTATGAGACGAGAAGACGCAATCGAATTGTTGATCTCCGAAGACCGAGAGATCGGTGGCATCGGCCATGATTTCAGCTATGACTGGGGTGCCAAATAGCTTGACATCCTTATAGGAATCCACGCCCACGAAGTGCGGCCATACCTTCTCCGATCCGCAACCGATGTCCAGACACCGGCCGCGGATGTACGGAATGAGCTCATGGCGAATCTTGGCAGACTCGCAGCCTTGTGGGTCTTCCGCTCGCCAGGTCATTCAAAATCTCACGTATGGTCGGATCGCATTCTTGCAGAGCGATCCATTGAAATGCTCGTCAATGGCTTTCTTCGCTCCAGGAAGATAATGGTAATCGTCGAAGATCATGATCCCGCCCGATACCATAAGCGGCACCAGCGTCTCTATCGCATCGGATACTGATCGGTATTGATCCGCATCGATATGTGCGAGAGCAAATCGTGCTCCTTGCAATCTGCTGCCGGCCGATTCCGGAAACACTCCGACGATGTATTCTGCATCCGGTATGCATTCCATGACCTGCACTAAGGATGTATCGCCGAAATCCCCCACTTTGTGCATGTCTCCATGTTCCGGCGATTGATACGGAATACCGCAGAACGTATCGCACAGATACAGACAGCGCTCCTGTTCTCTTGCCACTTCCGCGAGATGCCAGGCGCTTCCGCCTCTATAGACTCCCACCTCTATGAAATCTCCAGGAGGCATGAATTGCGCCGTCGTTCGCAGCCAATTGAGGGAGCGATTATCGATCAGACTAGCCGGCTGTCCTGTCATGTTTGCTCTCGTGGCGTTCGCGGATATTTTCGGTTGGTTTCGCTTGCGGAGCCGGAGCTGATGTTGCTTCTGCCTTGTTCGAAGCAATCAACTCGCGTGCTTGCGCAATCGGAAGATGGAGCACCTCGCCAACATTCTTGCGATCTCCATCCCAATACAGTGGCCGAATGATGCGAATATAGATATTCGCCTGATCTGGCTTGCTCGTCATCATGTTCGATTCGAGGCAGACATTTCTGCCTGCCTCTTCCGTTGTTGGATTAGGCGGTAATGCCGGTTCCGAGGGAGAACGCTGCCGGATAACGCACGCCGACATCCACGCTATAGAAGGCACGGACGCCGACAATCCCGGCCGCGAAATTGGCATACGGATTCGCCTCGACCTCGAGCACGCCCCATTCGCCAATCACCACCTGCGAGAAATCACCGAACATCAGTTGACCCGCCGTGATCTGGTTGCTGCTCATCGCCCGCAGGGATTCGATATTCCCATCGAGGATATTGCCTTGCCAGATTGGCGTATCCGTGTTTGTGAAGCGCGATTTCTGTTTCAGCAGTGAAGCAATCGCAGGAGTAGTCACATAGCCAGAATTTGCTGCCAGCGCGTTTCCACCCGCAGCGTCAGTCTGGAACTCCAGCACATTCGCATAGGTAACCGTCGCGGTGGTAATCGTGACGCTGCCGATTCCGTTGGTCAGCGTGATTCCAGTCGGCTGGCCTGCGGTACCTGGCCCGGTCAATGCGGCCGTATCCAGCGCAAGACCGACGACAGCCGCCAGATCGTTCATCACGAGCATCTCGGCATCCGGCGAGGACTGCAACAGCAATTGCCGGCTGATCTCGGTATAGGCACCGACGTTCTTTGGACTCAACGCCAGTTGACCAATGACCATCTGCGATTCGGTAATGCCAGTTGCTTCCGTCTCCAGCCAGTAACCGGTACCCGG